ACTTTTGGTGTTAGACCTACAACCGGTATTACCGGATTTACTGCTAAATCAAAAGGTACCTATGGAACTTTAAGAGAATGTAAAGTAGAATTTAACGTATATACTAAAGCTGATCTAGAATTAATGAATGATCTGTACTTTAGAGTAGGTTTTACTTGCTTAGTAGAATGGGGTCACACTAGTTATATTGATAATGATGGAATAGCCAATAGTGAAATATTTGTAGTACAGGATTTTTTCCAAAGCGGTAAAGATCAATATGATATACAAAATGAGATAGTAAAGCTACAAAAAAAGACAAATTATAATTATGATGCTATATGTGGTTTTGTAAAAAACTTTAACTGGACTTTTCAAGCACCTGGTTACTATGCTTGTTCAGTTGATATTATAGCTAGAGGAGAAGTAATAGAATCGTTAATGTCAGATTTTGATCCTATTGATCACTTCGGAAAAGAACATTTTACAGATAAAGATGAAGAAAAAGGTAAGTCTCAAAGAAGAAGTCCTTTTCATTTTATATGTGAAACCTTAAACGATATAGATGATGGAGACTTTCTTACTAAAAGCGATATTGTAAAAGAGGTTGATACTTTAGGTCCTTATATCTTAGACGATGCTAAGTTCCCAAGACATATGCAAGATTTAGCTGATACTGGATGGATATTTGAAGACTCAGTTAATATGGTATATATGACAATAAGAGATGTTCTTCATATATTTAACCAAGCTATTTTTCCAAAAGATAAATCAAAAAACAAGACAGAAGAGCCTCGATTAATTGGGTTTAATACTAAATATAATGCTCAAAGAGCATCTGATCCACAAGTTGATGCAACAGAAATAGTAAATACAAACTTTTTTAAATTAGATAATCATTTTTCAATTGATCCGTATATCTGTTTTCTATATGATATGGTACCTACTGCACCTTTAAAAAATGAAGTTAGATTAGTTATAGGTGGTTTATTTAGCGCTGGAGGAGGAGGTATAACAGGTGGAAACGATCTACAAAAAACAGTTAAAGAAAGAGTAACAAAAGCACAAAAAGTAGGTGCTGAAGGGTCAATACCTTCAAGATTACAAGATGGTAACAGAAGTATCTTAGACATTTCAGTTAGTACGTATTATATTATAGAGTTACTAGACTCAATGTACGATAAAGATGGTAACTCAGATAAAGGAGTTGTTGATTTCTTTAAACCATTTTTATCTGGTATTAGTGAAGCTTTAGGAGGAGTAAATGAACTAGATTTATACTTTAATGAAGATGATCAATTATTTTATGTAATAGATAGAAAATTAGATTTCCCTACTAAATGTCCACAAATAAACATAACAGGATTAGATAACGTAGTACAAGACTTAAGTATTTCAAGTAAAATATCAAACGAAATGGCTTCTATGGTATCTATAGCAGCATCTCCTACAGTTACTGATAATAGTGAAAAAGATTTTCATTCTATGTTTAAATGGAATAAAGGCAAAACTGATAGGATAGTTTCGTTTAAAGATAATAGAAAACCAAAATCAGGTGGAACAGCTAGTGAAGAAGATAAATCTACAAGAGAAGTAGAACAATACGAATCCTGGATAGAGGACTTAGATGATGCATTTGGTAGATACTGTAATAGATCTTTTCGTAATCAAAAATACTCTAAAGGAGATCATGATGCATTAAGAAGCTACCATAAAGAATGGACAAACCGCCAGGTAAAAGATGATTCAGATGCTAAAGGTAAACCAGTTCCTGGTATAATACCAGTTGAACTGTCTATGAAACTAGATGGAATTGCAGGATTAAGAGTAGCAGAAGCATTTAAAATTAATGGTAAAGGAATATTACTAGATGATTATGAAGATTTTGGATATATTATTACAGGTTTATCTCATGGTATAGAAAATAATAGATGGGTTACAGATATTAGCACTCAATTTTACAGTATAAAAGAACCTACTGTTAATGAACAAGCAATAGCACAGCAGAGAAAAAATGCAGCAAACAAACAAGAAGCAACTTCTAGAGGTTCATCTTCAGCTACATTTGAAACAGCTAACTTCGATCCTAAAGAAGCGTTGAATGGAGATAACGTTGATTATGATATGTTAGAAAGAGCTATAAAAGAAGAAGGATATCCCTGGTCAACACAAAAACATGTACTTAATATGATAGGTATTAGAAATATGAGAGGAGCTGAAAATACTTCTTACGGTGTTAAACTACCAGGTACTAATCACTTTGATGATCTAATTTGTGTAGCGTATATTGATGAAAATGGTAAGAAACAAGCACAAGCATTCCCAGCATCTACTGATCCTGGTTTTAGTGCTTTAGCAAAACCTTCAAATAAAAATGGAACTGCTATACTAAAAGAAGGGCATTACAAAGATACTTGGACTATAGGAGCACATGGAGGAAGCGCAAGAACAAGACATATAGCATTCAGACAAACTAGCGGTAAAGTTACTGTATATAGAGATAAAACTAAAGATAAAGTTTACGATTTAGATAGAAGAAGAGAATTTACTGGATACTTTGGTATCAATATACATAAAGGAGCAGTCGGTACTAGAACAGGTAGTAGAGTTGGTAACTGGTCTGAAGGATGTCAGATATTTAAAAGTGGGGCTCAACAAATTAAAGTAATGACCTTAGCTAAAAAACAAAAAGACCTCGGTGGAAAGAGTACTTTCTCTTATTCATTAATAAGAAGTACAAATAAAGTAATTAAAGAAGCAAAACTAATTTAAGATGTATTTACCTAAATCACAACAAAAGCAACAATCTGCTGAAGACTCACCTGCTGCTGATGCAAATGGAAATGCAGTAGATGCTACTAGTATTATTGCTACTGCTTTTGGTACCTTTTTTAAAAAACCATCTAAAGAAGATATAGCTAAAGGTAATTTCAGCGGTGCAGAACCATTAACTGTACAGTCTCCATTGATTGAAGACTTAATGGAACCAACTGGGCTAAAGGGTAAAGATAAAAATGTATACTACCCCACACCAACACCTCAAGATTACACTGAAGGAGAGTTAGAAAGGTTCTATGTCCAAGATAAACGTACAAATAAGATAATAGAAGTTAATAAAGCCGGGTATTCTAAGTCTAAAAAACAAACTGTTTATAGAAGATTAATTTTAAACTGGGTAATAAAAGGACCTAAAGAAGATTATAAATTTGGCGATTATATGTACCCAGGTATTAAAAGTCAAAATAAAAATATAGTAGAACAAGCAGAAGCTATAATGCCAGGTATTTCCAAACACTTCGAAGACTTTGGACAATTTTGCCAAGATACTATAAAAGTTGCAAAAGAAGTTGATAAACCAACTAAAAAAGTCAAAGAAAAAAATATTAAACCTACTACTTTAAAGAAAATTCGCAAGTACTAGTTGCCTATTCTAAATAATTTTACTATATTATAGTAAAGGTTATTATAAATGTTTTATATTTCAGAGACTGACAATCAGTTACAATTCTTAGAAAATGCAGGAAAACAAGGAGTATTCGTTGTTCCTATACCTGATGGCTTCAATATACATCCTAAGTTATCAAAAACTATTGCAGTTTATATAAGACCTTTATCTCAATCAAAAGGATTTATTATTCCTATAGAACATGATGATGGAATGAATATCGAAAAAGGTCGTGTCTACGAACTTCTTTTACAGTATGATAAAGTATATACATTAGATAAAAAGAACCTCTTATACCACTTCAATATACAGAGAGCAATAGATATAAGTCTAATTTACTCTATGACTTATTTTCAACGATTAGATATTAGCTACGATACTATGTTAACAAATTGGTACTCAAGACGTTTTGATAAATACCTTGAGATAAATAAACTGATTCCTCTAACTAAGTTACATGAACATGGAGAATTATTATTTGAGAAAGTAGAAAAATACATAGATTTAGATATACCTTCAGGATTTGAATTCTATAATACTTTAGCTACAAATGTTTTCTTTTTATTAGAGCAAAAAGGATTAGGTATAGTTTATAATTCATTCGTAGAATTATTTAAACCAAGAAATATTAACCTAAATACAAAAAATAATGTTACATATACCTCTTATAACCTATACAACGGTACATCTAGACCCACTAATTCTTATAATAGTGTTAATTACGCTGCTATTCCTAAGTCGGAAAGCCATAGACAATCCTTCATCCCGCAAAACGATTACTTTGTGGAGTTTGATTTTGACGGGTATCACTTGCGTTTACTTTGTGACCAGATTAATTACCCACTTACTGATGAATCAGCACATAAGCAACTAGCAAAACACTATTTCGGTACTACAGACATTACTGAAGAACAGTACGATGAAGCAAAACAGATAAATTTTCAAGCTCTTTACGGTAAAATACCTCGAAAGCATAAAAATTTAGAGATATTTAAATTAATTCAAGAGTTTATTGATAATATGTACGATGTATGGACTCAAACTGATATAGTTTGTAATCCAGAGTCAGGAAAACCCTTTACTAAGGAGTTAGGACGTATGAATCCAGCAAAACTTATGAATTATATGATGCAGTCGTTGGAAACTTCCAGAAATGTTCTTATATTAAAAGAAGTATTAAGGTACCTTAGAGATAAAAAAACAGCTCCGGTGCTTTATACTTACGATGCTATACTTTTTGACTATAGCAAAGAAGATGGTAAAGAGTTGTTAGAAAATTTAGAAAAAATACTAAGCGAAGATGGGAAATACCCGGTAAAATTTAAATCTTCTAAAAACTTGGTTTTGTAGAATAACTTTATATTTATATTATGACAGACTATGCTGTAAAAGAGTCGCAATTTGATTACGACTTCGACCAATTACAATTATACGAGGATATGAGCAACAAACTATTCTGTACGTTTTCAACTGAAGAAGACTTAGAAGGCGTTTTAGAAAACATACAGGAAAAATACAACATTATCTATAATAAGATATTTGTGTTATATTCAAAAAGTCAGAATGAGTACATTTGTACATATAATGTTGACTTTGGTAATGTTTCTAACTTTTTAGAAAATACTATCCTTGTACATAGAAAGAAAGAATCCAATACACTCTACACTATCAATGCTCTTAATAAATTAATTCAAGAGCTTAACGGTGGTAAGTTAGATACTTCATATAAAGTAAACTGGCTTGACTATCGTAACTGTATCTTATTAACCAGAGGTCCTGAGTTAAAAAGAATCAATACAAAACTTTTCAAAATAATTGAGATATAAGTTGCTTCTTAAATAAGAAGTTCTTATATTAGTTATATATTTAATACTTTTAAAAATTAGTTATAATTATGGGAATGGATTTATCCGCTATTAAGCAAAAACTAGAGTCGATGAACAGCAACGGCTCTAACGATCGAGAAAAGATCGATTACGAAAAAATCTTTTGGAAACCTACAATTGGTAAGCATCAATTAAGAATTGTTCCATCATCTTATGATCCTACTTTTCCTTTTAAGGAATTAAAATTCCATTATGGAGTTGGTAAGTATCCGATGATTGCACTGTCTAACTTTGGTAAGCAAGACCCAGTTGAAGAGTTTGTAAAAGAACTGAGAAAGACTAACGATAAAGATAATTGGTCTCTATCAGGAAAATTAAACCCGAAGACTAGAATCTTTGCTCCTGTTGTAGTAAGAGGAGAAGAAGATAAAGGTGTAAGACTTTGGGGATTTGGTATAACAATCTATAAAGCTCTTTTAGCATTAGCTGAAGACGAAGATGTAGGTGATTATACTGATACTACTAACGGTTACGATATGATTGTAGAGC